GGTTTAAAAAAAGCTAATCTTTCAATTAAAATGCCAGATGAAGAAGAATACTTTAGAAATATTATCAGACAAAGAGCAAAGACAACTGCTGGCAATCAGTTAGATCAATATGTACAAGGTAGATTAGGTTTAATTATAGACGCCACAGGCAGAGATAAAGATTTAGTACAAAGACAAGTGGCTATGTTAAGAAACATTGGTTACGATTGTTATATGATATTTGTAAATACAAGTTTAGATGTGGCATTAGAAAGAAATAAAAATAGACCTAGATCAATACCAGATTACATTGTAACAAAAAGTTGGCAAGGTGTTCAGGCAAACATAGGCCAGTTTCAAAGAGTTTTTAGTCCAAATAAAATGTTAATTATTGATAACAATTCTAGTGAAAAAGAATTAGTAACACAAACATTAAAAAGTGCTGACAGATTTATTAGAGGTAAATTAAGAACTAAACCAGAAAATGGCATAGCCATGAGTTGGATAAAAAAAGAATTAGAGTTAAAGAAAAGATGAGATTTAAAGATTTTATAAAAGAAAGTATCATTGATATACCTAGAAGAACTTACGCTCCAGGTGTGTTTGATGAGGCAGATACAAAAGATCCAAAAATTAAGTCTAGTGTAAAACAACTTATTGATAATCAAATAAAAGATTTTGAGTCAGAGTATCCAGTTTTAAAAGTATCTTTGATTGGTTCTATCTTAACAAAGAAATACAGAAATGATGCAGACCTTGACCTTAATGTATTGTTTGATGTGCCTGAAGAAAAACGAGAGGCAGAAAGAGTTAGACTTTCTCAAAAATATTTGTCTGCTAAAAATCCAAATAACATACAAGGTAAATTAATACCTGGTACAAAACACCCTATTAACTTTTATTTTATTACAGATCAGGAAACTTATGATGATCAAAATAAAAAGGCAGACGCTGTATATGATATAGAAACTAACGAGTTTATAAAACGACCTGAGGACTTTGTGTTTGATCCTAGTTTATATGTAAAAGAGTTTGAAAGAAAAGTACAAGAGTTAGATGTGGTAAAAGGTGAATTAAAGAGAGATATAATAGACTATAAAGAGTTAAAAGAACTAACACCAGATGATGTATTAAATCTACAAGAAAAAATTAAAGACAAGTTAGAAGAAATAGAAGATAGTATAAAAGATATTATTAAGATTGGTGATGGTGTTGACTCTGAAAGAAGAGCGGCCTTTGATACAGATATGTCACCAGACGAGATTAGACAATACGGTATTAAGAATAGATTACCTAAAAATGTTATCTATAAGATGTTAGAAAAATACCATTATTTAAAATTCTACAAATATTGTAAGAAAATATTGGAAGATGGTGTTGTAACAGACAAAGAGATTGACGATTTAGAAATACACGAAAATATGTGGATGGAATATCAAACAGAGGCAAGAGATAAGTCCATAGCATTTACGTTTGGTAGATTTAACCCACCAACTATAGGCCATGAAAAACTTATAAACAAAGTTAAGTCTATGCCAACAAACGACTATAAAATATATTTAAGTAGATCACAAGATAGTAAAAAGAATCCATTAGACCCTAGTAAAAAATTAAAGTTTATGAAATCTATGTTTAGACAACATGCTAGAAACATAGAAGTAAACCCTACTAACATGGTTTTAGATTTAGCCACAAGTTTACACAATAAAGGTTATACAGATATAACTATGGTTGTTGGTAGTGACAGAGTTAGAGAGTTTGAAAACATATTAAAAAAATATAATGGTGAAAGAAACAGACACGGTTTCTATAATTTTAAAAGTATTAAAGTTGCCTCTGCTGGCGAAAGAGATCCAGACGCTGAGGGTGCCACAGGCATGTCAGCAAGTAAGATGAGATCGGCTGCTGAGAAAGGTGACATTGATAGTTTTAAAAAAGGATTACCTAGAGGTATTAGTAATAAAGAAATAGAAGATTTATTTGTGTCAGTTAGAAGTGGTATGGGTTTAAGTAAAAAACTGGCAGCTAGTTATGGTAGTTTAGCTCATGTATCAGGTGCTAAACCAATAGCTTCACTAGAAGAATTTGAACAAAAACAAATAAGAGATTTGTATATTAGAGAAATGGTCTTTAATATCAACGATAAAGTAAACTGTGTAAAAGAAGATATACAAGGCATAGTAAAAAGAAGAGGTACAAATTATATTGTACTAGAAGATAATAATAACAATTTACACAAAGCCTGGATATGGGATTGTATTCCTGTGCCAGCGGATAGAGAGGTAGACGTGAGAGAATACGATACAAACATTGACTACGGCTTTACAGCAGTTGACAAAATAGAAGAAGATTTAGACGCACAACCACAAGATAAAGATGTGAAGAAAAAGAAAGGTACTCAACCTAAAAAATATTACAAACAATTATCTAAAGATGTAAAAGATAAAAGAGCAGATCATTTTAAATCACAAGACACTACAAAAGGTCCTTATAAGGCAGCGCCAGGCGATAAAGGTGCTAAAACTAAACCATCAATTCATACTAAGAAGTTTAAACAAATGTATGGTGAAAACACTATGGACGAAGCGTGTTGGACAGGTTATAAACAAGTAGGCTTTAAGAAAAAAGGTGGTAAACAAGTACCTAATTGTGTACCAGAATCAATGTCATTAGAAGACGCTAAACGGGTAGAGGGTTATGTACCAGAGTCATATGAGATAGGTGCTGACTATGCTAATCACACTAAAGACATGACGCCAGGTGAGAAACCAGACGCTAAGCCAGTTGACGCTAAAAAAAGAGGTAAACCTGAGCAGGTTATTACTAAAGAAGATATAGAAAAATGGCAAACTACAGATGAAACAATAGATAAATATAAGAAAAGATACGCTGAGGAATGGAAATCTAAGTTACAAGAAGTAGTAAAAAGAATGATGGAGAAGATATAATGGTCAGATCATTTAAACAATACGATAATATAGATGAAGCTTGTGAAGAATGTATATTTGAACATGAAGCTGAGGGTATTACTGAAGCAGAATACCAAGGTAAGAAAGTAAAACTTAATGACCCTATTAGAGGTGGTAGTAAAAAGTTTTACGTCTATGTTAAGAATGAGGCTGGCAAAGTTATCAAAGTTTCTTTCGGTGATACTACAGGTTTAAGTATCAAAAGAGATGATCCGGCAAGAAGAAAATCTTTTAGAGCTAGGCACAATTGTGATAATCCAGGCCCTAAAACAAAAGCACGATATTGGTCTTGTTACCAATGGAGAGCAGGAGCAAAGGTAAATAACTAATGAAAAGAAACTTAAAAGAATTTAAAGTAAGTCAAAACTTGGCTGAGGCAACTGCTTCTAAAACAGACTTACAATTTATTAGAGCTAAGACGGCTAGAAACGACCACTTTGAAACAAGAAGATATATCGCTGACAGATTATTAAACGATAAAGATTTAGCCATGGCTTACAAGTCACTAGACATGATACACAGTAAGTATAATAGTTTAGTTGGTAATGACGCTGTACAATTAAGAGCTAGATTAGAAAAATTATTAAAAGATAAATTAAAACAAAAGGTCTCTAATTGGGACGAAGTACACTCGGAGTTATAAAAATGAGCAGATATAGAACAACAATGGCAGAGGCCTTACAAAAAGTTTATGAAACACCACAAGGTTTTGCCTTAGTTTCAAAAGCAAAAGAGATTGCTAAAAAGTTTGCCAATAATATGTCTAAGGCTGTGGCAGAAATAGAAAAATTAGAAAAAGGTTTATCTAAAAATTCGTCTGTTAGGGACGCTTTAAGAAAAGCTAATGAAGAATTAGAAGAAGGTAAAATGAAAGATATTTTTACTGCTGACCAAGAGGGTGAATCAGCAGCTGAGATTGCTAAGAAATTAAAATTACCATTAGCAACAGTTAAGAAAATATTAGGTGAAGCTACTATAGAGATAAAAGAGTTTACTTCTGATATGATTAAAAGATTAAAAAAATCATATAGTACAATGCCTCAAAGAATTTCAACAGCTCAAGCAGATGCATTAAGTCGTCATTTAGATAGACTTGATTTAGTTTCTTTAAAACAACTAGCAAAAGAAAAGATACCTTTTATTACTACACTTGCTAGAAATAAAGTTTACAGAAAAACAGGTAAGTTTGAAGAATTTTTAAAAGAAGAAGACCACGAAATATCAATGGCAAGAGGAGAGTTAGAAGCGATTGCTGATAAAGCAACTAAACTCTCTGGTGCTTTACAAGGTAAATCTGAAGCTGAAGGCTTAGAAGCATGGGTACAATCTAAAATTACAAAAGCAAAAGATTATATAAACTCTGTTGCTGATTACATGGAATATACACCTGATTTAGGAGAAGATAAAGAAGTGCCACCTATAGATAAAGATAATGCTCCAGGTGTTAAGATTGCTAAAATTAGAGCCATGAATAAAGAAGATGATAAAGAAAAAGATAAATCAAAAGATACTATAGCTTCTTTAAAAGATCAAATTCAAATGTTAAAAACAAAATTAGAAAATGAAAAAAACAAGGCAGTTAAACCAGAACCTAATCCTGATACAGGAGAAGTGCCTTTAACTATTGGCCTTGCTCATAAACTATTAAGAGATAAAGAAAAAAAAGAAGTTAAAGAGATGGCAAAAGATGACGCTTATGCTATTGGTATGGCACAGGCAAAAAAATCTATGAATGATGAACCACCTTTAGAAAAGAAAACAATAAAAAAGGGGCATGAGATAGCCAAAAAAATTATGAAAAAAGAAGTAAAAGAAGAAATAAGATTAAGAGTAGAGTCAATGGCTGCTCTAAAAAAGAAGGCAGACAAATCAGGTATGCCTTATTCAATATTAAAGAAAGTTTTTGATAGAGGTATGGCCGCTTGGAAAGGTGGACATAGACCAGGTGCTAGTCAGCACCAATGGGCATACGCTAGAGTAAATTCATTCGTAACAAAATCCTCAGGAACATGGGGAGGCGCTGACAAAGATTTAGCTGCTAAAGTAAGAGGGAGTAAGTAAATGAAATACTTAAATACTAAACCAGGCAGTATTGAAGAAATAGCTGCCAAGATGCAATCATCTATAAAAGAAGACGAGTACCAAAAACTATTTAAAAAAGAACTAGACAAAGCTGGTAAAGGTATCGGTTCAATGTCACCTGCTGAAAAAAAGGACTTCTTTAATAAAATAGACAAGATGTATAAAGGTAAGAACGAAGCCAAAGTTGATGAGTTAACTGCTGGTCAAAAGAAGTTACCACCTGCTTTACAAAAAGCAATCAAAGATAAAGAAGATAAAAAAGAATCTGTAGAAGAAACTCATATGTCAACTACAAAGGCTATGAACAAAAGACAGACAGACGCTAAAGGTGAAACAGAGATTGTAAAGAGTGAAGACTTAGATAATAAAGATAAACCTACAGTTAAAGATGTTAT